TAACTACTTCTGTATTGGTTCACGCGAGAATGAGCAATTTAAGGTGTACGCCACTGGCGGAGCTGGCCAAGTAAATCAAGTTAGCACTAGATACATAAACCAGATACTTGAAAACAAAACCCAATCACAACTTGCTAGAGCTTATATTGAATCAAGATACAATGACAATCAGCATGTAATGATTATTCACTTAGATGATTGCACTCTTGCATATAACCATAGCATTGCAAAACAGGCTGGCATTGATAACGCTTGGAGTGTTTTAAAATCTGGCGAAGAAAATGATATTTATCGCGCTAAGTTTGGTGTATTTGACCCTCGCGTCAATAAGTGGACGTATGGCGATATTCACGAAAACAAGTTAGGTTATTTAGTATCGGACTTATCATCTCAGTACGGCGATGAAGTTGAATGCATTTGCTATACGCCTGTTAACTATCTTGATGGCAATATTGTCTTGCAAAATATCACGCTCCAAACAATACCTGGTTATGTTGATCATGATGCTACACTGTTTTACTCATTCACTGATGAAGGTCAACTTTACGGTCAAGAGTCTAAATTTAACGTTTCCAAGCAATACAAGTACAAGCACCAAGTTAAAATGCGCGCTGGCGGACTGTTCACTAACTTAATGGGTATTAGGTTTAGATTTATAAGTAAAAGCAAGCAAGCGCTATCTGGCTGCGTTATTGAATACAGACAAAGGCCAACCGCATGAAGTTGATAAGCAATCAAATAATCACTGACTACTCAGAAGTAAATACATTCTTCCCTGTGAATATCACAGAGGATTACATGTTTTTAAAATCTGACGTTAGGAATACTATTGATGCCATTAACAATCTTTCCCCTTTATTTGGTGATGGCTCGCCCGAAGGTGTGGTAAAAAGCAACCTCAACCGCACTTACTTTGATAAAAGCGGTGCCACGGTTATAATGTATGTAAATGAATCAATCAACAGCAAAACAGGGTGGAAGCAAGTCAATGTATGATGCAACGGCTATAAAAAATGCAGACCAGACAGACTTAAATACAAAGCATCACTTTAGCGACAATGTTTACGCAAAAGAGATGACGCTACCAAAAGGTCATGTTGCACTTTCGCACAAGCATTCATATTCTCACCTATCATGCTTGGCCAAGGGTAAATGCATTGTTTACACTGACGGAGAAAAGCGAGAATTCACAGCGCCTGCAATGATTGAAATAAAGGATGGTGTAGAGCATCAGATTGAAGCGCTTGAGGACGTGGTGTGGTTTTGTATTCATGCAACCGAAGAAAAAGACCCTAATAAAATTGATCGCGTGGTAATTGCTGATGCATCCGTTTAGTAAGTTAGATATAAGATTTGATGTTTCAGAGCTTTTAAACTTTTTAATTGATTGCGATTTGTGGGATGAATACCCGCAACGCAGAACTGCTATAGGCTCGCCGCACAAAGAGATGACTGATATATGGGTTAGATACAAAGACCCAGAGGAATGCATAAAAACCGGTGACTGGTCAGCGTTTACTTGTGAGCACGAAAGCGAATGGCTAAAAGATTTCCCGCAAGTTAAAGAAATAGCTGAAAAGCTGATGGCATTTCTTGATGGTGAGCGCCTGGGCGGAATATTAATTACTAAATTACCACCTAACGGAAAGATTGAGTCACACACCGATACAGGTTGGCATGCATCATATTACGACAAATATTTTGTACCAATCAAAAACGAGAAAGGCGCAAAGTTTTGTTTTGAAACTGGCGAGATTGAACCTAAAGCTGGTGAATGCTACGCCTTTAGAAATGATAAACTTCACTGGGTTAAAAACGACTCAAGCGAGGATAGAATAGCGATGATTATTTGCATTAAACAGAATAAATTTTCTAAGGAGGGCTTATGCCTTGGGCAGCAGCAGCAGCGGTAGCAAGCGCCGGTATTGGTTACATGAGCTCTAAAAAAGCAGCAGACGCACAACTGGCAGCAAGTCAAAGCGGTCAAGATTATCAAGAGCGAATCTATGAACAGCAACGAAAAGACTTTATGCCTTATATGCAAGCAGGCTATAAAGCAGTTGAAGGCTTGCAGGGCTTAACAGACCCAGCGCAGCGCGGGCAAATGTTAACCGATTATTACGCTTCACCAGAGTTTCAAGCAATGCAAAATCAAGCGGAAACTAGAGCTGCTAGGCTTGGCAGTGTTACAGGCAGCTTGAGAAGCGGCAGTACATACAAAAACCTTGAGTCAATTGCGGCGCAATTGGGGCAAAACTACTTAACCAACCAATACAATCAGTTAACAGGTTTAGCTAATCTTGGTATGGGCGCAACAAGCCAAGGTGCTGGCTATGCTTCAAACTTAGGTAATGCAGCACAAATGGCGCAAAACCAGCAAGGGCAGATTTACGCTCAGCAACAATTAGCAAACGCTAATCTATTTGGAGATACAGCCTCAACGCTTGGCGGTATCTTTAAAGATTATTACGCAAATCAAGGGGCTTAATATGGTAGCGTTAAACTATTCAAACATTTTGCAAGGTGGGGCGCTTGGTGCAGGTCAAAGAGCTGCTGGCTTAGCTGGTTTACTTCAAAACCAACGCGCTAATGAGCAAGTAATCCAACAAAACAAAATGAAAATGCAGCAACAACAAGCTCAACAAGAAGCCATGCCTCAACTAATGCAGCAAGCACAGGAGCTTTATAAGTCTGGTGACATTGATGCTATTGCTCAATTCTCAATTGCCAACCCGCAGCTAGGTGAGCAGATTTTAAAAATGCGCGGACTAGCTCAAGGTGAAGGCAAGCAGCGTGTAAGCGACAGGTTTTCGCGAATTTACACAAGCTCAAACCCTCGCGCAGACTTAGCTCAAGAAATCGAGCAAGGGCAAGCTCAAGGGTTAGACATGTCTGACTCTATTCGCATTCTTGAATCAAACGCAAGTGACGATGAAATCAGACAGCAAGCTGGCGTAGCTTTAGCATCTATTGACCCTGAGCGGCAACAAGCAATCAGTAAAGCAACAATGCAAGGTCAGCAAAAGGCAGAAGGACAACCAGCTGCAAGCATCCAAGAGTTAAGGCAGTATCAATCAATGCCTGATGGAGCTGATAAGGAGGCTTACGGCCGAAAGATTGGATTGATCACAAAAGAAGGTTTTGAGCTTTCAGCGCCAGTTGTGAAAATAATTGAGCAGGCTGATGCAGATTATCGAGAGTCGCAAATTAACGCTGGAAAATATGAAAACCTAGCAAATCAATTTGAAAATTTAGATTCACTAACCGGTGTTGCATCATCAGCTTATGAGAAGTTCAAGGAATTATCGGGCAATCAAGATGAGGTCACTGACCTTAAAAAGAGATACACCAGAATAGTCAACAAGCAGGTAATGGCAAGCTTGCCGCCTGGTGCTGCGTCTGATGTTGATGTTGCTTACGCGAGGAAAGGGTTTTTAGAAGATAATGCAAACCCTAAGCAGGTTGCTTCATTTTTGCGCGGCATATCTAAACTCGAAAAAGCAAAAAGCTTATATAGTGAATGGCGATCAAATTATGTCAGCGAGACTGGTAGCTTGCGTGGTGTTACAAAAGAATGGAACAAGTACCGCAAAAGCGACGAATACAAACAGAGATACAATTCACTTATTGAAGAGTCGGAATCGGTAGAAACACCAAAACAAGATGTAAATGTTGACTTCGCTTCAATGTCTGATGAGGATTTAATAAATGGCTGAGTGGACTAAGGATCGCTGGCAAGAAATAGCAAATCGAGGTTTGCAAAATAAACTTTCACCAGAAAGAAAAGCAAGGTTCGATGAGATTGTAAGGCGTGGACTGATAACCATTGATAAGCCAGTTGCTGGTGTTGATCCAGATGTTCCAACGGCTGAGAATATTGCGCTATCTAGACAAGCAAAACCAACACCAGAGGAAAAATCACTGGGCGATTACATTCTTGGTGGCGGAGAAGCAGCTTTGACAGCTATAACCGGCGCGACAACCGGCGCTTTTGGCGGCATCATTGGTAATCTAGAGGGTGCTTTGCAATATGCTCTAGGAAAAGCAACACCAGAACAGGCTCAAGAGATAGCATCAAGATACGCAAGCGCACTAACTTACAAGCCAGAGTCAGAAGCAGGTCAAGAGATTATTGCTGACGTTGCTGACGTTGCTGGAGCGCTACCTCCAGTGCTTGGAATGACTCCGCCAGCTCAAATTGTAGCTGGCACGCAGTCATTAAGAGGAACGCCAAAACCAGCGCTAACAAAAAAAGCAAAGCCTAGCAAATCAATAGGAGCGGCGGAAACAGCTAGAGAAACCATTAGGCAGCAAAGAGCTGATGATTTGCCAATCCCAATAAAGCTAACAAAAGGGCAGCGCGAACAAGATTTAATGCAGCAAAAGTTTGAGCGCGAGACAGCTAAGACGGATTTAGGTGCAGAATTGCGAGATAGATACGCAGAACAAAACGCAAAGCTAAATCAAAACATAGACGCCTTTATTGATGAAACTGGAACGATTTTGCCTGATGAGCAAAGCAGAATTGGTACAGGTCAAGCTGTAGATGCAGCTATTAGAGCTAGAGCGGCAAAAGACAAAGCAGAAATTCGAGCAGCTTATAAGGCGGCAGAGAAATCACCAGAGGCAAATGACATTGTATCTATTTCGCCTGTATCTGAATACATGAATGAAAACATGGCAGGCGCTAGCGCGGCACCGATAATGGGGCAATTCCAAAAGGAGTCAAGACGCTTGGGTTTAAGTTCTGGTGATATTGATTCTGGTGATTTTTCAATGTCTGATATGACATTAAAACAATCCGAAGACCTAAGAAAGTTCGTTAACAGGTTTGCAGATAAGAATAATGACAATGACATTCGTGTCGCTGGTGACATAAAGCGCCTAATTGATCAATCCACAGAAAGCGCTGGCGGTGAAAAGTACAAGAAAGCGCGCAGATTAAGATCTAGATACGCTAGCAATTATGAGAACATTGGTATTATTAAAGACTTGCTCGGCAAAAAGCGTGGAACTGACGACAGAAAAATAGCCATTGAAAATGTGTCTAACAAAATAATTAATGGAACTGTTGAGGATTTAAAGCAGGTTAGGCGACTTCTTAGAACGCAAGGCGAAGAGGGCCAGCAAGCATTTACAGAGCTAAGAGCGCAAGCACTTAAAGACCTGAAAGAGTCAGTAACTAAAAATGTCGGAGTTGCATCGGATGGTAGCCCGATGGTTAGCGCAGCAGCTTTTGATAAGTACATTAAAAACTTAGATCAAAATGGGAAGTTGGATTTGCTTTTTGGTAAAAAGGCGGCTGAACAGTTGCGCGATTTAAGAGATATATCAAAAGATGTGTTGGTTTCTCAGCCTGGAGCTGTTAATTACAGCAACACAGCGTCAGTAATTGCCCCAGCATTAGATATTATAATGAGCGGCTTTTCCGGCATTCCATTGCCACTTGCAATAACAACCAAAAAAGCAAGTCAAGCACTCAGAGAGAGGGGAACTAAGCGCAAGGTTAAAGAGGCGCTAGAATAAGCATGCAAAAATTACAAATAGCAGCAAAAGCGTTGAAACTAAAAAAAGTAATAAACACAACTTAGCAAGTTTAGGGAAGTAATCCCAAGCAAGGTAAGAGATGCAAGGGAGTGTGAAATATCCAATAATTAGCATAGACTCACCTTTTAGAGTAAAATAAATACAAGTTTAACACAAGGTATAAAAATGGCCGCAATATACGATACTACGATAATCAGCGAAAAAGCGGATATATCGGTAATTAATCCTTATGCAGCATACACTCACCCAAAAACGGGCGATCCAATTTCTGGCGGCTTTCTTTACTTTGGTTTAGTTGGTCGCGATGGTGAGATTGCAGAGAACAGAAAGAAAGTTTACGCAGTGCAAGAAGATGGCACTTCTGTATCTTTAGAGCAACCAGTAACCTTGACTAGTGGTGGTATTCCTCAATATGAGGGAAATCCTGTGATTTTAGCTGTTGACGGAAGTTACAGCCTAACGGTTAATGATTCTAATGGAGATAGAATTTACTTTGCTGGTAAGGTGCCAGCAAAAAGCCTACTTGGTTATTCTGGTGTAATACCGGAGGAAGCAAAAACATACCAAGGTAATGCAACAATAAAATTTAATTCAATCGAAGCGTCAACAGCCAGCTTTTACGCCTCAACATCATCTGATGGCTCTGAATTTAAAGGGCAATACTTGCGCCTTGGTGTTGATTACAATGTTGTTGATGAATCAACAATAACCTTGCTTGGCAGTTACACTAATGGCGATGTAATACTAGGCAGAGCTTTAGATCCAACAGGGCAAACCGTCAGCGTATACAGCTCAACAAACCCGCTTTACATTTACGGCGTCAAAGCAGATGCTGTAAATCAAAGTCTTGAAATTGGCGATAGCGTTTTAATTAATGGTGGAGACACTATTGAAGATGGCAACGGCGGCTCTTACTTGGTTGTTGCAGGCGGAACCGGTGTTGCTGATGGCTACACTTATATAGATTTAAGTAACGGAAACCAACTAAAGTTAAAGACATCTTACGAGCTTTTCAAGTCTTACTATGAAACCGTATCAAACGCTTCAATATCTGGCGGCAAAGTAACGATTGATTTGTCAAATTCAAATATCTCAAATGTATCTTTAACTGAAAACATAACAAGCATTGAGGTTTTGAATATACCAGCTAGTGGTGAGGTTAAGATTCAATTTCAAGTAACTCAAGATGCAACACCAAAAACCCTTGCGTGGCAAGTTAATGGCTCGACTCCAAAAGCGCCAGGTGGAACCATCCCGACAGTTACGGCAAGCGCTGGAGCTATTGATTTATTTGTTTTGAAAACTAGTGACGGTGGTGCTAACTGGATGCTGTTTACAATAGGTCAGGATATAAAATGATAACCACCATATTAATGTCAGCAAACCCTAATGTGATTGGAGAGTATTCAGCAT